ACAGGCCAAAGATAATCGAAAAAGCGATAGCTTGACCTTTGGTAGCTCCGCTTGCAGGGGTTACAAAACTTAGATTACCCGCACCGTCAGTTTTAATAATTTGATTTGCCGAACCATCAGCCGTAGGGTACTTCAACCCAGCAGGATTGTTCATTAGCCTTTTTACCGTACCGGAAGCATTTTCTGCATACAACGCCATGTCCGTGTCAGCAATGTTAAAACCCAACTCTCCAGGAGCCAGATTTGCCGCTAAAGGTACAGCCGCACCCGTGGTGCTACGATATAACTGAATCGGTGTGTAACCGGTTTGTGCCATAGAATTACCTCAAATTTTCAAGTTTATACAAGGTCTTCATGTGCAGACCGGTCAATTCATCGAGTATGTTTTCCAAGGCAGGAACACCTTTAGAAATTTTACTTCGGTTTTCTGTTAACCAAATTATATCATCTCTTACGCATTTTGAAATGTTTTCAACGTCCTCTGGCATTTTGCCGATGACGCCGAGACCACCTTGATACGCTTCTACGTAGTTGTCAAGGTGGTCAATGATACCGTCGTATAGCTCTCCGAGAGCCTGGTGCTCGGAATACGACTTAGTTTTCCAATGCGCGACGTGGCTCTCATTTCTGAGTTTGAAAACACGAGCTATCAACTCTTCAATCATTAAAACGTACCTCCCGAGATGCCAGACCACGTCGGAGCGCTAGCTCCTGCAGATGTCAATATTTGTCCGGCTGTGCCTGCGGCAGTATAAGCGTGGGCGGTTCCAGTTCCATACCCAGCACCACCAGCAGTAGCCGTAGCTGTTGAATTAGTCCCGCCATTAGCAATTGGCAATGTGCCGCTTACATGCGTAGTTAGACCAATCTTGCCGTAACTTGGAGCAACTCCAACGCCACCTGAAATTAACGCATTACCTGTAGCCACATCGGCTAACTTAGACAGAGCCGTTGTTGATGAGGCGTATAAGATGTCGCCAACAACATAAGAAGATTGGCCTGTGCCGCCGTTTGCCGCTGAAACTACCCCAGTGACATTAGATGCGGTACCAGTCGTATTTTGATTGAACGTAGGCCATGTAAATGTACCAGTGCTAAAGTCCCCGCTTGTCGGTGTTCCGAGAACAGGCGTAACTAAACTCGGGCTTGTAGCAAATACTAGAGCACCTGAGCCGGTTTCATCCGTTACTGCCGCAGCCAAATTAGCGCTTGAGGGTGTTCCTAGGAAAGTTGCAACACCAGAACCGAAACTTGTAATCCCAGTACCACCGTTGGCAACAGCAAGTGTACCAGCTAAAGATATCGCTCCAGAGGTAGCAGACGCCGGAGTTAATCCGGTAGTGCCGCCTGCAAACGTGGTTACACCGCCAGCAGGAGCTGCCGCCCACGATGCTGTGGTTCCATTAGATGTTAGCAGGTAACCATTAGCACCAATACCTAAGCGGGTGGCGCTGTTTGAGCCATTACCAAGGATCAAGTCACCAGTCGTAGTAATAGGCGACAAAGCATTAAACGCCGCACCTGCTGTAGTCTGACCTGTGCCGCCATTTGCAATCGCCCAAGTCGGAATAGAGCCAGCCAAGTCTGCATAAGCAATACTGACCACGCCAGTCTGACCGTTAACCGAGCTGACCAAGTTGGTCTGGTCAATCTTCTGCCACACAGTGCCGTTGAAGATCGCCCAATCGCCAACTTGCCAGTCAGTGATGCCGTTCAGGTTAGTTGAACCGGCAACTGAGACAATGTAGTAATAACCGTTAACTCCGACACTAGAAGCCAGCGCAGGCGTATTAGTTGATGCGTCCCAAGAACCTTGGTAGGACAAACCGCCAATAAAACTTGCGGTTGTGGCACTTGTGACCACGCCTTTAGCATTAACAGTCAATACTGGAATTGCTGTAGAAGAACCATATGTGTTTGCTGCTACACCCGAGGCTGGTAAGTCTGCATTCACCAAAGCACGGAAAGTCGTAGGAGCCGCAGCACCAGCCGCCGGACCAGCATAAACAACGTTAGCAGCTTGATCAGAAACAATTATCGCAGAACCCCATGTAGGCGCTCCTGCACCACCAGAGACTAAAACTTGACCAGCTGAACCTACGGGACCAACGTACAAGCCATCAGCGCCTGACCAAATGATTGCTCCTGCAGCAGCTACAATACTTCTTGCCGTACCTCCATTACCTAACCCAAGCAGATTGTCTACTTGATCATCGTCAGATAAATCAATTGCAGGATGTTGGTGGTCGCTACGCGCAAGGGTGTTTGCTGCACCTGCAGAACCGGTTTGGAAAACGGCTTCCGGTGCACTCGCACTGTAACTGGCTGTAAGGGTGACGTTACCATTGAGAGCACCACCACCTGTCAAACCGTCACCGGCAATAACTTGCGTTGTAGTAGGAACGTAACCTGAAATAGTAGCAGGAATTGTAGTAGCGGCCATGACACGACCGGTATCATCAACCGTAAATACGGGGATATTAGTCGAGTCGCCGTAAACACCAGCCGTAACACCTGAGTTGGCTAATTCAGCCGTGCCAACACCGCCCGGAGCAATACTCAACGTGACGTTACCAGTCAAGGCTCCACCGCCCGTCATACCCGTACCCGCAATTACTTGCGTGCTCGTCGGTACACCGGCCACGCTCAGCAGGTCACCGACGCGGATTTGATAATTATTACCCTGGTAAACAATCATCATCAAGCTGTTTTCGTCCGCGACTGGCGCGGTCGGCAGCTGAGTGATTCGGGTAGGTATTAGATTGCTAGGTACGTCTGACATTAAAACTCCAGATATCCATCACCGTCTTCGGTGATAAAGAACTCATTCCCAGCCTCTTGAATTACACCGGCAGGACGAGTGTTAATCGGTGTGTCAGGGCGCACGAAAGGCAAAACAATTTGATCTGGCTGGCGCGGAGCAAGTCTATAAGGATCATATTGGTCGCGGTCAACATCACAAACCATCAGTGCTGGATAGTTTGGGTCAGGTTGAAGCTCAGCGAGCAGAAACTTACGCGAACACCGAGCGCATATACCGATGCCGAAAGTAGGCTGACCGCTAACGTCAAGGTAACGACCGCTCATTTTGTGTAACACCCAATGCCAGGATTGATGAAGGTCGGCGAACCGTCATTGTCACCGTCCCAAGCACGCTGCATAGACATCGTGGCTTTTTGATCAAGAACAGGTATTAAGTTCATATCTACAATCTGCGTCTCAGCCGCAACACGAGAAGCTAGATTATCAACAATAGCTTGTAACCACCGTTGAGGTATCTCTACTTCTTGCTGCAAATTCTCCGTGTCCATAATCTGACGGTGACGCCAAACAATTAGCTGCGCTTCTTCAGCCTGCAAAAACGGAGCTGGCCAAATATTCAGCACTGGGCGCGGTATGTCACGCTGAAACCAGTAACTAGTCGGGCGTCCAGGAAATACTTTATTGCTCTGCTGAACATACGAATCACGGTTCAACAAGCCTAAAGGGATTTCCTGAGGCATGTTGCCGAGGTATACGCTAGTGTACGAAAACGTGGCCGTAGAGGTAATACGGAAGTATGCATAGGCCGTGGCACCAGATATGTCCGTCCAGGTTATTTCGCCAGCGATAGCGCTGGTTGTCTGAGTACCGACGGTAACCCAAGTGGTGCCGTTAGTAGAAACCTGGAACGTCAAAGGCACAGAAGCTGCAGACCACATAATGCCGACACTGTCTACCGTGGTCTGGGTAGTAAAGTTTACAGTATACGAAGTTGAAGTCGTCGTAGACGCGCCCGTCAGAGCTTGTAGGGTGCGGTAGTTTAGATTCAAAACATCAACCGTGCCGAGAGGTAACTCTACAATCGGTTGGTTTTCATACATCGGAATAATCAGCTTCTCAATACACCAGCTAGGTGGTTTGATGTTAGCTAATTCAGAAAGCAGGAGGTACAGGCAGTCAAGAGCGTAGCTCTGCATTTCGCCTGAGATGGCTTGCGCCGGTAGGCGGCAACGACGGAACGCCTGATCAACTACCTTCAGGGCATTAAATGTCGTTCCGCTTATGCTACCAGAAAAAGCCATGCTAACTCCGAGTTGTCGTCAGTATGGCAGCTGTTCCAGCATGCCCTAAGTTTAAAAAATTATAGTTCAAGAACCTTGAAACGGCAAATTAACACTTACTTGCTTTGCGTGCTTTTGGAACAGCACCACCCATCGAGTAGTTAGAAGCCTTTCCAGGTAGCTTCGGCGCAGTGTGTTTTGAAGTCTCACCTGGGTTTTTATTACCCATAACTCCAAGGGTTCCACGATTCTTAATCATTCCTTGCGGAGCGGCTGGCGCTTTAACACCACCACCTTTAGCATATGCCTTCAACGCAGCCACACCGCCACCGTGAGAATAATCGCAAGGTTTGACGTTAAAGTCAAAGTCTTTCACATATTGCATCTTAGCCATGATTATATCCTAGGTTAATCTTCTTTAGTTACGACTGTTTTTCCAAGCCACTTTTGAACTGTCTTGGTTTCATAGATACGGATACCGGACCAAACAATTGAAATCAAGGCGGCAATAGATGGAAGCATGTCGACCAGTGTTCCGATTACTGTCAATATAGACAGAGCATCAATTACATGCTTAGCTGTTTCTTGATGTTCTGACATTTTTAAGCCGTAGCGTAAG